GGATGGGGGCGCCGGCTTCTCTAATTGCAGAGTAATCAAACTTGGGAACCTTCGAACCAAAAAAGAACCCATCGAGCAGGGAGTGAACGGAGTCCACCCACCCTTCGCGGGAGTCATCGATAACCAATGTGTCATTAGTGTAGTGAGGCTCTTGAATAGTAACAGTGTTCGCGCCTTCGGTATCGAAGCCCACGCCCACGCCCACCATAAGGGCATCCATCATCCACGCAAAAAGGTATCCACCCTTGGTAGGAAGATCACGGGTGGATCTAAACGCACAGTTAAACAATCCGGCAGCCGTCCGTTCTTCTACAAACTTCGTTCCCATCATCCACAGGCCGCGGCCAGGAGGAGTCCACTTTAAATTAAACAATCGATCATACGCTTCTTTGGCAGTTTGTTGTGCTTTGCTATCGTTCCATTCTAGCCCAAGCTGGAATACGTGTTGTTTTTGCATGTTGAACATCCCTTCCACGACTCTGCGACATGTTTGCCACCACTCTTCGGTGCCGGTCGCTCCGGGATCAAACTCACTTAGGCGTCGGGCATATGTCCGTTTAAACGTTACATATCCAAGCGGACCCCATGGGACCTCGGCTTCCTTGTAAGGTTCGATAAAAGTATCTGATAATCTAAATCTGCGTATGTTTTCTATAGTTCTCATTATGTTTATTTCCTTTTTCTAAACTTCTCGTACTTGTTCTGCAATAGTCCGCGCTGCATACTAGCTGTCAGTGCGACTGGGGCGCCCGGGATCTTACCATTAAGTGTTGGCGTACTGGGCAATATTTTAATGTTCACATTAGAGGTGTCCATAAAAATATTATAAATCATTCCATCTGGCCCGTTGCGGTTCTTGGCAATAAAGATCTTTCCTTGATTGTTCTGCTTGTCCTCGATGGTTCGAGAAACAGAGAAGATAAAGTCCGCCACGAAACACTTGTTGAAAGCTTCAGAAATCTGTTCCATTGTGATGACTTCGGCACTTAATCCTGCTCGATTAGTTTGCGAAGCGGTCCAAATAGGGCACGCAAACTCCGTAGAAATAGCTCGTAACTCTTCATAGATGGATTCCAATTCTGTCCTTTTCTCCTTTCTTACTGTTACGGGCTTTAGCAAGTCCGCATAATCGACAATGATCATCCCGGGCGTGATTCCTCTCTTTATCAATTTAGAGAGGTGAGCACGGATAGTATTAGTGGTGGCTGATTTGGTGGGGTACTCTTTGATAATGAGTTTACCATCAATGTCCTTGATTTGTTCATAGATTTCTTCTTTAAATGTTCTTAAATCTGAGAGTGGGTACCCGGTAATACAACTATCGTAGCGGCCAGCAATGATCGTGTCCTGCAGCTCAAGAGTATAATGTACCACTGTCTTGCCTTCCAACACCGCATTAGAGCCCAGATGTACTAGCACCATAGACTTGCCGGCGCCCGTGGGAGCAATGACCACTCCTAGTTCACTCTTGCCTAGTCCCCCTCCCACGATGGCGTCAATGTCTCTCCAGCCTGTGGTGATAGGGTTGCGATGCTTAATCTCGAAACGCTTTTCAAAGTCCGTGAGGTACTCATAACCAAAATTATTCTCGGATCCAAGCTTTAAAGCCTCGTTAATGACGTTAGAGATCTCATCGAACGAGCAGTTTTGCAACAGTCCGACCGACTTAAGCATAGCTTCTTTAAGGTTTTGCTTGCGGCAGAAGTCCAGTGATGCCTCTTTAATATATTCGGTGTCTTGAATTTCTCTCGTGTGAATCCTAGAAAAATAATCTCTCACTTGCTTCTGGATCACGCTGTCTTCATCTTCAAGCTGTGTGCGGAGGATGGTAGTTACCGCATCCATGGATGGGTGCTTGCCGTATCGTTCCCGGTAATCAAGAATCTTGGCTATGAATACTCGGAGATACTCTAACTCCAGAAAGCCAACATTTAGTACCTCGGTGATCTGATCAGCGAATGGCCGATCTTCAAAAATAAGCTGTACTAATCCCTCTTGGAAGGACTTGCCGTACCTTCCAAAATTTACATTGTCATGCGACATGAACACTCTCTTGATATGGTATTAGTAAATATAACACAGGCGGTCCTAAAGTCAACCTAAAAACTCTCTATTATTTGAGGCCGAGGGGTGCAGCGTCAACACATTCCCTCTGGATTTTGTTGAGGTGTGTCTTAAGATCTTCCCAATTTAACTCACCAAACCCATCTTCTCTCATCAGTTTAATAATCTCGGTTTTGTTAAACTCGCAGGCAAAGTTTTCTACAGAATATTTTATATGGTCTTTTGTCTGCGGCGATAGTTGCGGACTGTAGAGTTGCATCATCTTATAGTTGTGTTCAAGAACCTCACGACCTTCGGCAATGTTCGTGAAGAATTTAAGGCGAGTGCCAGAGTTCTCACAGAACTCCACCACCTCATCAACTGTATAATCTTTCTCCGATGACAGAAACGGAAGGCGCTTCTTGACGGAGCCGAAGCCGGCGCCACGAATACCGGGCAGATTGTCAGAGGAGTCACCCACAATGGAGCGGGCTAGCGCCATGTTGGTAGGGTGCACCCCTGTTTGTTCAATGATACGTTTAACATTCAGAAGCTCTTTCTTCACTGGTCGCCACAAGATGGTTTCCTGATCGCACAGTTGCATAAAGTCTTTGTCATTGGAGACAATAATCTTTTGCCATCCTTCGTAGTGATCCATCTGGGTGATGTAAGATATCACATCGTCTGCCTCTACCTGGGCTATCATGAATTGAATCACTGGCATGTTGTTGAGGTATTCAATAACCCGCGTTTGTTGCCAGATCTTATTGTGAAGCTCCTCGTCATCAGTCAGGTTGTGGAACGCTCGGTTCAACCGGATTGGTTTTCTACCCGCCTTGTAGTTCTTGTCCATAGACTTGCGCTTTCTAGAGCCGTCTGGACCGTCCCAAGCGATTATAATCTCGTTAGGCTTGGTCTCCCTTACCAGCTTTTGAAGAATCTTTAGAAAGCCTTTAAGCCCTCCTATAGGCTGTCCGTTGGAGGACAATGATGGGTCTACGATATAGGCCCTCAAGTATGCGTTCAACGCATCAACAATTAATACTCTTTTAGTATCGCTCATAATTTATAACTCCCTGCTTTCTTGTTGTTAATTGTATAGACTACGCGCTTTATCCCTACATGCTTCATAGCTTCGTGGCACATGGCACACGGCTTACTGAGGCGGTAGTCGTCTGCTTTGCCTATTCTCGCCACATATATGGTGGCGCCTTCGGTGATGTTTCGATCAAGCCCCAATACCACCCCCAGTTCTGCATGCAGTGTAGCGTGACCTTCTTGCTCTTTTCGAAAGCGATGACCAAAAGAACAGTAGTTGTCCTTGTTAAAAGATACGTTACGCACCTTGTTTCCCTTCACGAGCACAGCGCCATGGCGATAATCAGGAAAAGATGACTGATGAGCACATCGGCGCGCAACATCCATAAAGCGCTGGATCTTTCCCTGATATGGATGAAACCTCTCGGCCTCTCCAACTGGATACTCCTCACACTGTGTCACAGCAAAGCCCTTCCTTCGACTATACTATATTATAACCGAAAGAAGGGCTCATGTCAAGCACTATTGAGAAGAAACTGGTACAGTTAAGTCATCAGGATCTTCGTAAAAATCCTTTGCGTCACCCTGGCGCTTATCAAACTTCTGAATTATCTCTTCGTCCATTAGTGCAGTCACGTGCTCTCTAAATTCCTCGTCTCCGTTCACCAACTCAGTCCACTTGGAGGGCTGGAACTTCTTTTCATACCCGTCAGCTGTCCTAAGAGTATACCAGGCGCCGGCGCTGGTGAGACACGAGGATCCCTTAACAGCATCAAACCATGACTCTTCGTCCCGGATACCCACTTCGTTCCCCCACAGAATGCGGAAGGCGCACGAGCGTCCTTGTGTTCCAAAGCGAGACTTCTCCAGCTTCACCTTGACCTCAGACCCAATACGGAATCCCTTCTCATCTTCAATAAAAGATGCCTTGGCTTTGCGACCGGTCAGCCAGATGCGGAGAGAATAGGAATAATGCATTGCCTTTCCTCCCGGCGTCATGTACGGAGTGGTCATGGCGATGATACGAGCGTTTGGTCCACTGGGGATGTTGGTCTTCAGTTGATTAAGAACCAAGAACGTGGCCTGCTTGTCTGCAATAGGAATAATCAGCTTGGACATTCCCTTCGCCAGAATGCGTGCCTTCACTGCCATCGAAGATTGAGGGTTAAAGTCTCCCTCAACATCCGAGACTGAGGGCGTGAGCGCCAACGAATCCCAAATGAACACAAGCTGTTCCTCAGTTGCTCCCAGCAACTCTTCTACTGTCTCCAACACAAACTCCACAGAGGATGCTTGAATGTACATTAAACGCTCTAGGTCGCATCCTGCCTGCTCCAAGAAGCCTGGGTCGATGGCTGACTCAGAATCAAAGTAGACGATAAGCTTGCCCGTCTTCTGAGCGTTTGCTGCTATTTGGGCCGCCATATAGGATTTACCGGTGGATTCAAGCCCGGCGATCTCCGTTACCTTTCCTACCGGTATGCCAGCACGGTGACCCTTGCTAATGATTGAGTCCAGCCATCGCGAGCCTGTGGGGATCCACTCTTTGACTGAGGTGGGGTTCTCTCCTGTTAGGTCGTGTGCGACATGTCTGCCGGCTTTCTTATTAACCAATTTCATTAGGTCTTGCATCGCTACGCGACCTGGCTTTGCTTTTGCCATATGCTCTCCTTGATAGATTTATTATAACACGCCGTACCCGGTACGTCAACCATTAAGGTGTAATTTTCTTTTAGCACTATCGAAACTGGTAGTATCATCGCCATGACAATTTAACCTGAGCGCTACTGTGTAAGAGTGGTGGTTCCTCTTGTGATATTTCATCCTGAAAACTGCGTATGCTTGCGTTGTCATGCTCGATAGCGACGGAAGTTGCGCGTCCTCGGTCAAGCCATACACGTGATCTCCGATCTTTATATAGGAGTCACCCTTATCTTTATAATATGCATCGATATGGGCTGGGTGAATTGGGATTGTCTTTATTTGTCCGGACTTCAAGCTTCGTCCTCTACCCGGCTCAAAGCATTCCCAAAATTGTCTCGCCTCCGCTTCATTCAGGCGCTGACCGGTCGGAATCTCCCCCCACCATTCTTTATCTAATTCCGGCTTCATTACTGAGAATATCTGTACTAGCACAGGATTATTTAGACCGGTCGCCTGCGTCCAACCAGCGCTCTTATCGTATGCAATCGTAAATTGTCCATAATCAGTGCGGCTGCTATTCGTATTCTTGTCTTCAATTGAAAATACTGTGGAATCTGTCTCAGTGTTAACCACTTTAATGTCGCTATTCTTTGACGAGCCGCCTTCCGCTGTTGCTCTAAAAGAAAGACCCTCTACCGCATAATATTCGTTTAAACGATTCGCGGTCCGTGACTCGCTAGCGCTACCGTGATCTGCTGGTGTCTTCATATTGTTCTCCTTATCCTACAATAATAATTTCTGATGATTTTTTGCTTTTGTTCATTCCGTAAACCCATTCAGCTTCGATGATCTTCTGTTCGCAATACATGTTTTGTATCTTCGGACAATTATTATAAGACATAACCCATCCTGTTCGTTTTGTCAACAAAGAATACAACCTTTCATGATCAAAGGAATCGTGTAGATCCCCCTTAACTCCATAGAGGGAGTTCTGCGAACCTTTCAACATGTAAGGCGGGTCGAGGTACAGAAAAGCTTTTGGGTGGTAGTTTATTGCATCCTCAAAATCTGCATAATCTACTCTGAAATTTTTTGCTTCGAAGTCTCGCAACCTTTGAACCGACGAGTCGGTAAATCTAGCGTAGGATGCCTTTTCTGACCACCCGCCGCTAAATGTGGCTCCCGAAAAACTGGCTCGATTGATTGCATAATACTTCGCCGCTCTCTCGTATGAGAACATGAAGGATTCTGTCTTTAGATCTTCGCGGTACTGATGAAAAGACTCTTTTGAACAGCCCCTTACTGTCTCGCCGCTTCTAATCTCATACTCTTCTTGGAGGTTTTGAACCTCGTTGGCCAAGCGATTATTGTCGCCACACAGCGCCTGCCAGAACCAAACAAGTTGTTTCATCTTGTCGTATCCTCGCACTGCGGTGCCGCGGTTGGCTATTGCCAACTCTACTGAACCACCGCCGAAAAAAGGTGAACACAGTCGTTCAACATCTTTGGGGATGTGCGGAAGAATATGCTTTACTGCGCGTGTTTTACCACCGGGGTACCGGAGTGGTGTTTTCATTATTTTGCTGCGTTTGTATTAAGTTCCGAAATGTTTTCAAGGGATTTTTTAGCCCTCTGCGAGTCATCGCGGGTAAGCAGGCGACCACTATCTAAACCTTTAATCTGACCCAAAGCAAACATGTGATTATAAAAGTCATACACAGCCTGTACGTTGCTTAGCTTAGAAAAAGCCTCCACTTGTGCGGCTGCAACTTTCTTCTGGGTTGTTGCTTCTGTGTAAAATACACAGATTGCTTTTTTAGAATCATTGTTGTGTTCTTTTGCGACCATTCGGGTACCCAAATCTTTCTCTAGGTTTCCCTTGTTGGTAGATTTCGCATGAATGACATATTTTTTGTGCGCCAAATCAAAGTCGTTTTCCCAATTTCCTATAATATTCGGAACATCGCTGTTTTCTAAGGCGCGACGTACGGCGGCATATCTTTTGTCTTGTGGCTTCCAGCACGTGATTCCTGCCTCGTTTTGGGAGCGCTCTTTGTAAACTTGCGTGACCCAGTTTTTAATTGTAGACCTCGTTCTAGAATTTTTAGTCATTTCGTAGACTTCATCGATAAGGGAAGTCTTAAACGTCTTAGTGTCAGGGTCCGCCTCAAGCTGGATTTCTTCGCGTATATAGTCCTTAATATCTTCCGGGTCTGATTCATCGCCCGGCAATCGGTCATTCATCTTATTTTGAAAAAACTTCTTTCGCCGGCGAATAAGATTGCAGAGATCTTTATCTGTGATTATAAAATGTGGTACATCCACAACGTCACCCGTTGCTGTTGTGACCGCCTCTCCAGTAATTACTCGACCATTTCCATCGGCAGTTGTGGCTTCAAAAAGAGAATGTGGATTAAAATCTTTTAAACTTACCACCTCCTCTGCTATACCTCGACTCTTAATTGACTGGTATCTTTTCTCGTAAGTTTTTCCACCAATGCTTTTAATTCTAACCTGATCTAATTGGTATTTAGAGGTTTCTTTTCGCTCAGCATCGTGATATGTTTCGTGATAAAAGTCAGCCGTAGTATCAACCCTAAAGTCTACTTTTCCATAAAATTCGCTTTTTATGTCGGTTACAACGGTGCGATTTTTCAATTCCGACACCAATCGCAAAAGCAAGCACTGTTCTTTGATTCTGGTTTTACTCATATATTTGCCCTGTAGGTATAAAAATGCGGCAGAGTATTCCTTTAAACCGCTCTGCCATCGGTTCTTCCCACAAGCCCGAGAACTAACTTGACATTAATTCATCGAATGCACGGTCGACCTTATTCGTCTCGTTGGTGCCGTACACTGAAACCTCAGACGAACGACTTTCGGCACTTGCGTTGCCAGCCAGCTGTTCGTCGAGGATCGCATCTACTTGCTGCGGTGTGAGTCGGTCGAAAAGACCTTCAAACTCCGGGATGCCATCAAGGAGGGCGGGGATGGCTTCGGTATCCTCCAGCAGTGGCGAAGTGTTTCTACGCATCTTCAAGCTTGTTTGGGGGTATGCGCCCGGCTTATTGGGCTTTGTGTAAGTAAGAGTGATATCCGTGCCCTCCTGTACGTCGGTAACATCACCATATTCGGGGTCAAGGATATAGCCCAGAAGCAGTTCATACGCCTGCTTTCCATAACCATAGATCTTGGCCCCTTCGTCTTCACGACCGCGAACAACGACGGGAGAGAAATAACGCGTGCGGACAAAAAGTGACTTAGCCAGCTTCTTGGTTTCCTCATCGTTGTTATCGCTCCCTTCGCGCCACAATTGTGAGGCGAATTCGCAAATTGAACAGCGCTCTCCGAAGTTTCGCTTCGGACAAAGGACGCCTCCTCTGTGATCCCCCACGTTATAGTGGAAGAACATCTCCTTCAACGGATCTCCATCCGCTGTTGGAACAATACGGATATCCGTATCTCCCTCGTCGGGCTTGAACCAATGTGATGGTCCATCATACCCTCCTTCACCGCGCAAAGTTGCGAGCTTGCGGCGCATAAGCTCCATGTCGATTCCCATAATGTTTTCTCCTTTATGATGGGTAATATAACACTCTTATTCTAAGTTGTCAAGAGTATTTTGTTGTATTGCGTTAGTGTGGGCAACGCAAAGCCCAAAGTCTTGTTCATGAAAAGTTTCATAGATAGCGTATGAGTGGCGTAAATAAACATTTGATTTTTTCCTTTTCAGGTTCTCCACAATGCGTTTATGTAAACCACCATCGTTCTCCATTTTTTTACCATTTACACATAAATAATAACATATCTCGCGTGGGTTGTCAAGCTCAAAGAACCATTTTTCTTGAAGTTTTTCCACGGTGCTAAAACCAATTGTACGGATGCGATTGATTTCTTTAGGCCGGCTGATGTTGCCGATTTCCGGTTCATTGTGGTTGAAGTAATTTATAAAGTGGATGGCTGATGCAATGGTCTTATTTAAAGAATCATAAAAATTCTTGATGGGAATCGTATTTCCCATGGACTTCTCCACATCTGCATTAGAAATAATAGTAAAACTATGTAAAAGTCCCGAGCGCGCATATTCCTGCAAGACACCATACGTAATCTTATCTAGCGCACGGGGGATTTCAGCCAGCAAATCGGAATCTGGCTTTATGTAAAACACATCTATTTTTTTATGTCGAATTTGCTCCAAAATGCCAAGTGCGTAGTTGGAACTAAATGATGAGCCGACAATAAATACTTGTACATGATCATCCAGAACTTTAAAGAACCTCTGTAGATTGGGAATGTTCTCTTCGTATTCTTCTGGCTTCTCAAACTTGGAAAGCTTCCGATTGCGGGAGTCATTCTTCTTAACCTTGTCATTCAAACAATAAATATTATATTCGGCATGTTCACTAAACTTATTAGCAATAGCGCTAGCGCCATTACCTATTCCAATAATTGACATCATAGCGATAACTCGTTAAGATCCAGATAGTTTTGCCCAGCGTTTAAGTTGACTATGTACTTTCCAAGTTGGTTATTAGAAAAAATTTCCTTAATCTCTGGGACTATTTCTCTTTCGTCGTTGCACAAATCGATAACAATTTCATCATGCACAATATGAGAAATGAAGGATTTGTGGTCTCGCAAGAAGGCGTCTATTTTTGAAGCTCGCTCCATCACTAAATCGGATGTAGTACTCTGAATAAGATAGTTGAAGGCACGTCGGTCATCAACCTTGATTTTTCTATCAAAGGGTGTATAAATATAACCACCACGATACCAAGTGTCAAGCACTTTTTCTCGATCATAATATTCCGTGCTGATAAGCTTGGAGTCCGGATTATAAAGCCAACTAAAGAATATCGTTTTTGCTTCCTCGCGTGGGATATCTACACGCTTTAAAATATTTTGAAGATTCCACGTATGAATGTCTATTTCTGGTTGAGGCTGTCCGCTCAAAGCCAAAAGCGTACGCACCTCGGCCCCATTATAATCCAGCGATAGAAACCAATCATTGTGAGGCTTGAGCATACATCTTAACTCTTTACGCATTGTCAGAATAGGAAAGGATTGGGGCTGCGTAGTGAGGCGTCCCGTTACGGTACCAAACAAATTATAATCAATATAATTTTTCTTTTTAAGGTATTTTTTAGCTTCTCCTCGCAAGCTACTTTTAAGAAAAACTTCTCGGCACCCCTCTGCGCTGACGTTAAGTGGTTGATACTTAATTTTATATAACAACTTATGAATAGCTGCGAGATGATCGTAGTTATCGGGACGTCCGCGCGTTTCGAAAACGTGCTGTGTGATTTGGGTTTTTACGTCTAAAAATTTAACGAGAAAATCGTGCGGCACCAAATCAAAAAAACAATGTTCGTTCAGATCCACTTTCGCTAATTCAAATGAACGCTTGTAAGCACGTAATTTGGCAGCTGCGGATTCATACTGCTCTTTGAGTTCTTCTGGGCATGCGATTTCCAAATCCTCACCACTACAATAAAGCCATGCGAATTCAATATCCGGATCATGCAAGGTGCCTGAGTATTTCCAGGTCTTTTTTAAATCGCCAGG